TAGTTTCTGCTGACTTAGAATTGATGTAAAAAAGCTGAACGCGCTCGTCTGCCGGGCTGGCGTTGGGGTTTCCCGCAATCCAGTTCGCTGCGTCCAGATACCTGGCCAGCGTGGTGTGAACTTTCACCTTTGCTTTTACCAGGTCTTCATACTGCAGGCACAGCGCGGTGACGTAGTTTTCTACGTTACCTACGGATAGCGTTGGCGTCGGCTGGGAGCCGGTGCTGGACAACTCCATGCCTTTGAGTTCATAGGGGTGGGGATCGTACTCATTTCCCTGCCAGATAATGGAAGGCAGATTTTCAGCGGCAAAAGACGCCCACCCTTCCCCGGCAATATTGTGCGCATGGAAACGGAGAACCTTGTCGAGCCCAAACTCAGAACCATCTATTTCTATAAGCTGAATAAGTTGGCCTGGCTCAAGCGACTGGACATCCTGCGTAAAACTCATGGCTACTCCTGAAATAAAAAAAGGCCGCCATAGAGCGACCCTAAATGCAGTGGTTATCTGTTAAGGAGCGAATGCCTGCTCAAATGTGACGGCAATCTCTACGTAATTCCCATTGATAAAATTGGGGCGGATTGAATCAGACTTAACGCGATAAAGCTTTTCCTCTCCCCAGGGGTTCGTCCACCAAAAAGACGAAATTACATGGGATTTAAGAAAGGATCGCACTGCTGCCATTTCTGCTTTATACCCACTACATGTTATTGGCCATGATTCCATCGCTTGATTAATGCCTGCGCTGGCGATCTGTTTATAACCGTCGCCAAACTGCGCTTGTATAGTGGCCACATTCAGCTCTTCGCTTGCACCTACTCGGACGCACCAGGTAAAAATGTCGATTGCCATACTTTCTCCGGGCAATAAAAAACCACCCGAAGGTGGTTATAGGCAGTTACGGATAGACTCAATCCTTTTTTGTTTTCCGCGCCAAGGATCAAGTGCGCCGCGTAAAGAATAATAATCTACTCTTGCAATATTCCCGTCAGAATATATATCAGCATTATCTGCAGTAGCGATTACGCTATAATATCTGCCTGTTTTCTGCGCTGATACTCCATAAGCCATAGGGTTTTGTTGCCATGATTCAAGGATGCACTCCTGCAGCTCAACAGGTGCTTTGCTTGATGTAAATGTCTGCTGAGGTGTTTGATTTTCACGATATTTGTATGGGTTAACGCACCCAGAGAGGCCTATAACTAACAGCACAAGAGTTGATTTTTTCATGATATTCCCATTCCATGAATGTGTTGGCATGCTATCACTACATTCATAGTTGATCATCTCTTATATAACAGGCCGCCTGCCGCCATTTCCTTCTTCAGACGCTCAGTCAAGGTGATCTGTATGATTCCCTGTAACCGCTTTGCTGTGCTGGCAGTGTTTGCATTGCTAACTCCACCAGCGCCATCACCTGTGATTGTCACCGGGGCGCTCACTTCTATTGTGGTCCCTCCCCCTCCACCACCTCCTGAGCTGATTGCCCTGACTCCGAGAGAGCCGTCAGATGCTCTGGTGAGCGGCATGATGGCTTCTGGCCCGGCCTCTCCCATCAACCCTGCACCTTTAGCAAATGCGAACATCGTTGGAGAGCTGACTATCTGCCCGCTATAAGCGCTCAGGTCGCTCGAAGAATAAACGCCACCTTTAGCATTAACGGAGAGGTTGTTATAAGAGCCGCCACTGAAGGAGTTATTGCTGGAGCCTGAACCTGACGCTGCCGACCCCACCGCTGCACTGCCCACTGAAGTGACAATACCGCTTACCAGGTTAACAGCCGCCATTTGAAGCGCAACTTTCGCTATCATGCTGAGCACAGAAGACATCCAGTCCTTCCAGCTGGCTTTGTTACCCTGTAATGCGTCACTGACTAAATCAAGCCCACTGCTCATTGAGCTGCTGACCACGTTCGCTGCCTGAGAAGAATAATTCGATGACTCATCAAGCCAGTTCGCCAGGCCATCGCTAACGCCTCCCATCCAGTTTGACTGCATCGCATCGACGCTTTTGTAATAGTCCTCCTGAATGCCCAGACGATCGCTCATGGCGCTGTTCAGTGCGCTGGTTTCCTGGTCGTAGAGTGATTTGGTAATGTCACCAGACTGATACGAAAGCTGCAACTGGCGCTGCTGCTCCAAAAAGCCACGCTCAATACTCAGCCGTTCTTTCATCCTGTCACGTTCTTTATCACCCAGACCTGCGCCCTGAACATCAACATTGAGGTCTTCCCTGGCATTCTGGTTTCCGGCGCTGAGGTTCGCGGTGAACTCTGCAACCTTCGCCATCTCAATATTGGCTTTCTTCACGTCGTTCAGACGGTCAACTTCAGCGGCCAGACCTTCAAGCCGGGTTTTCTGTGCGGCATTAATACCGGCCAGTTTCCCGTCAGCAATATCGAACTGGAGCTTCTGAGCCTCCGTCACCTCTGACGTTTTCTTGCCAGTGGTGTCGATCAGGGCAATCTGGCGCTGATAACTCAGCTCCATAGACTTGAAGGCATTCTCCAGCTTCTTGGCTCCGACATCTGGGGTGGTCTTTCCATTTTTTTCGCCATCACCAAGCTTGAAATCAAGTAGTCCAGATGCTGTGCCAGGCCCCACCGTATCAGGAATATCCAGAGGTTTTTGCTTGTTTAGCTTATCGCGCTGCCGGTAAAGCGTATCCAGCTCAGCATTCACCGCTTTGAGACTGTCATCTTTACCTGTCAGCCAGCCAAACATGGACTGGCTTTGCCCATACATGCCATCAGAGCGGCCGCTGTTGTTTTTTTCCAGATAGTCGATGCGTTGCTGCACCTGATCGGGGTTGGATGTATCGATCCGGTTACCCAGAACAGCCATCCGGTCATCGGTGTTAGCAGCTAATTTTCCGGCCGCAGCGGCAGCTTTAACGAGCCACCCGGCCAGCTGTGCTACCTGGCTGACTAAATCCACAATGCCTTGCAATACTGTTGGGTCCGTGAGCACTTTCCTGACATCTTCAAGAGAGTTCTGCAATGGTGACAGGTCGGCTTTAGCCAGGCCGCCGGCGATCTCCATTTTCAGGCCCTTTACCTGAGCCTCCATATCAAGGAAAAGGTCATTTACTTTTACCAGGGCATCAATGGAAGACGGATCGGGAGCAACACCATAGTCTTTGGCGATCTGAATAAACTTCTGCAACTTCTCGTTATTGTTGTCGAACAATGGCAGCAATTTGGACAGGTCATTACCCAGGCTTTCCAGAATGGTAATTTTTCCGGCGTTCGTGCTGATTTTCCCCAGCGCATCGCCAATGGCCAGCATCTGCTTGTCTGGTGAAACTTTGGATAATTTTTCGGCGGAGAGGCCCAAAGCATTCAGTGCGTCGACTGCTTCACCGGATTTATTCAGAACCGCATCGCCAATTCTATCGCCGAGGTCTTTAAATATATCTGCCATGTTGTCGCCAGCTACGCCCGCCCTTTCTGCGGCGAACTGCCATGCCAGCAACTCCTGAGTGGACATCTTCAGCGATTTAGCCCACTGGTCTGTTGCGGCCACCTGCTGAGAAGTCGACTTCAGAAGATTAAAACCGGAGGCACCAACCGCTGCGGCTGCGGCTGCGGCAGCTCCTGCGATACTGCCTATTGCCACTGAAGTTGATTTTGCATCCTCCTGAACCTGCCTGCTCCATTTTGCAGATGCTTTTTCAGCCTGAGTCATCCCGGAAATGAAGCCGCCAGTTTTGGCAACCAGGTCAATCGTCAGTGTGCCAAGTGATTTGCTGGCCATGCGTTCTCCGATTAATTAATCATTCCCACTGCTTCATTGCATCTTCAAGGCTGATGGCTTCTTTCTTCAGGTGAGGAGCGAAATCTGTAATTCTGTATGGCGGATCATCTTTGCCACGGTTAACGTTGGCCAGCGTGCTGGCTATCAGCGCAGCTCCCCACTCCGTTCGCATCATCGGGTTCAGGTTTCCGTATGCCTGCCGGTACTTCACCCAGAGCTGGAATTCATGGAAGCTCAGGACTTCCTGCGCTTCCGCGATGGTGCGACCGCCGATTCCGTTGAGGACGAGCTCGCACCAGATTTCGTCATCGGCGCTGAGCTCGTGGTCTTTCCCAGATCGTTGACTTCCTGAATGGCGACCAGTAAGGCGATAGTGAGTGCGCCGTCTAATGCGCCACGCTCAGGATCGGCCTCTCCGGTAATATCCTGCGGAGTAAATACCGGATGGCCTTCTTCATCGCAGACTGAAGCCGCGATACGCCCTGCCACGCCATCTACCTTACCCACATGCGCCAGCACATCAGCAGTGGCTGTGTGATACCCCAGCGGCCGGATAAATACGGTTGCGGTAAGTTCTTTGTCGCCCTGCTTCCACGTGATTTCTTTCTCTACCGGGCGGCCAGTAAATGCGCCTGATTCTTTCAGGGACTGAAGGGATAATTTCATGCGGGTTTCTCGGATAAACAGGAGTGAGCCGGGTGATATATGCCCGGCCAGTTTAAGTCGATATTACGGCGCCACAGCTGCAGCTTTTGGTACCCAGACAGCCGAGCCGGAACGCTGGATTGATGCTGCGGTGGATACAACCGTATTAGCTGCAAAATCAAACGGGAAATCGCCCACGTAGCCTTTAAAAACAAACCAGGTACGGCTGTCCGGCAGCGTCAGGCCGTCTACTGATCCGGCAGCCCCTTCAGCGGCAGCGGTTGGCGCATCTTCACCATCTGACCATCCGATGGCAAAGGTCAGATCCTGATCCTCTTCATCATCTGAAATAGAGAGGTTATACAGCATGATGTGGCTGGAGTTTTTCGGGTCAGCATTGAGCGTCGCGGACGCCTGCCCTGGTGTGCGCAGACCGCGCTTGTAAGTGCGATCGTTTTTTTCAGAAAGACAGGTATCTTCAATCTGGTCGGCAGGGTTACTGCCAGGGGAGAATGCTGTGATGCATTCCACTTCGCTCACCACGCCTTTTGCGAGCACGTAGAGCTGCGTGCCTTGAGTCAGTACAGACATTTTTTATCTCCGGTCATAAAAAAACCGGCTCATGGCCGGCGGGTAAAGTGTTTGTTCAGCGAGTCACTAACCAGTCAACGTCAAACGAGTAGCGATATCGCTTTGTCTCGCTGTCAATTTCCTGGCTGCCCCATCGCGTGATGTAGGCATAGGGTTCAATGGCGTCACGCAGTGCGGCTGCCACGGCGATCACTTCATCAGGCGTGTCGCCATAAGCGTCAACCTGAAGCGTGAACGAGTCTGCATCCGGGCGCTGCGCAAGATAGTTTTCAGGGGAGCCGCTGATGTTCTGCCAGACGGCATAGGGGTATATAACGTTGTCGTCCTGCAAACCAAAGGGGTAAAGCCTGAGCGTGTCACCACCTATCAGACTATTTACGGCCGGACTGGCCGCGCATACTGAAAATATGGGTGCGATCATGGTGGCACTCCCTTTTTCGCGGCACGTTTGATTGCCCGGTCTATTGCCATTTCATATTCTGTGGTGAAGGTTGATATAACCTCGCTAATGCTGGATTCCGCTGCAGGACGCATAATGGGCTGGGCGCGGATATTCTCAGTGCCAAATTCAAGGAGTCGCCAGTGTGGTGTTGGCGCGTTTTTGGCTTTATCCGGATGATTCTCCAGGACAGCGCCGTGCAGCACGCCGATCCGAAAACTCAGATCACCCGTTCGCTTAAACAATCGCCCGTTCCAGCGCATGGCAATGTTATCCGCGATGCTGCGTCCGGTTGTTGCATCATCAACCCGCCGGGCATTAGCCTTCGCTTTATCGACAATGACATTACCCGCACGTCGCAGAGCTGAGCGTCCACCCTTACGCCGGAGATCATCACTGATGCTGTCCAGCTTCCCCAGCAGTGAATCCAGACCGGTGATGCTGAAATCTACGCCGTCAGCCATCGTTCACCCCCTGCGAACAGGGAAGCGTCAGATACTCCAGCCCGCTTTTATCATCTGCCAGAACACCGTGGATGTTGAAAATTCGGTGGCCAAACAGGATTCGATGCTTACTGGTAACATCTTCCCGGTACCGGATGGTAATGCGCGATGTTATTTCGGTTTGCGCGGCCTGTGCAGCCACGAACTCACGCGCGGATAAGTCCACTACGTCAGCCCAGAGATTTGCCACATCTGCCCAGGAATTAACGACGGCGCCCGTTGTCGGGCTCTGCGTCTTAACGGGCTTCTGCAGCGTTATGCGATGGCGTAATTTTCCTGCCTGCATATCGCTACCCCTTTGCTTTTCCGCTGAGGTAGGTGGCCTGTGGCATATCCTGATCACTTTCATCCGTCATTGACTGATAAATCAGGGCCGCCAGCGTCTCGTTGGATTCAGCCAGGCGGTTTATTGCCTCCGTCTGAGCTTTCATCCCCTCGGCCACCTGGTGGAAGCTCTCGCCTATCTTTTCCACTGCCAGTGCCAGAAGGCTTTCCTGTAACTCTTTCATGGGCAATCACCATCCATTTTTTTAGCCACTCGCGGCGGCGTTCACAACCTGAACAGGCCATTTAGCCTCCATTACAGTCCATATACGCGATACGGCTGAAGGAAGGATTCCACAGCCAGATCAACAGTTGATGAACTTCCGTTGGTTATCACCGCCTCCCGGTTGGCGTACCAGTGCGCAATTAACATCAGCATGGCGGTTTCAATATCTTCTGCGTAGATAAGCCGATGGGGTATGGTCAGGTAGTCGGGATCGTCTGCAGATTCAAAAAGTTTGCGGCGGGTATAGTTCTCTACATACCGCGCCGCCGCTTTTATGCGTGCCGTTATCCAGGCATCCTCTTCAGTCGAATCGGAATCAATGCGGCAGTGCAGCTTTACCTGCTCAATGGTCAGCATTGCGTCACCTTATTTGCTTTTAGCTTTGGCCTTTTCGTCTGCTTCAGCTTTAGCCTTCGCTTCGGCGGCATCGCCGAGCTGCTCGGCATAACCTTTTTTAATCAGTTCGCGGCCGTGTTGCTCAAGCGTTTCAAACTCGCTGCCTTCGACCTGTACAGTGCCGTTGATATAAACCGGTTTAAGGGATCGCATCTTCATGTGGGCTTCCTCTCGGGGAGAATGCGGCCCGCAGGCCGCTTTGATGAATTACGCGCCGGCAGGTGCCGGAACAGTGAAGGAACCGTAAATGAACGCCTCTGGGCGTTTCACAGCCAGCGCCAGACGTTCTTCGCAACGAATTGAGATCATGTTTTTCTCGAAGTCGTCGGCGTTCTCAGTGGAGATAACCACGTTGGCATCCTCACGGTCGAACAGCTGAGCAGCAGCGTTGAATGCACCGGTCAGGAACTTACCCTGGAAGGCAGCGGTTTCGGTGGCCACAACAGGCAGGCCCCAAAGAGTCGGGCCGGTCAGCGCAGATGGGTTAGCCAGGATGTAGCGACCCAGCGTGTCTTTGGTCAGCTCAATCTTCGCCCAGTCGATAAAGTGCAGGACGTGACCGGAAGCCGGGAAGCGCGCCAGCTGCGCCTGCAGCATTGCCAGACGCAGATCGTCTATGCCGTTCTGCTGCGCCACCTCAAATGCTGCGGCATAAGCTGTCGCCTGCGGCACAATGCCCTGCAGGTGCGCGCCGGTACCGTCACCGAACAGAATCTCCTGCTCTTCGACGTATTTCAGGCCGTAACGCATTTCCGCATCAACCGTTGACTGTAGCTGCGCGAAGTCGTCCAGGATCTGTTTGGACGCTTTGAACATGTGCGCGATGGTGGTCACTGGGGTGATTTTGGTTGCAAACTCAATACCGCTGTACGGCTTGACCGTGCCTTCGGGGACCACTTTCGCCGCGTTGGTAAAGCCGGTCTGCTGCACCCAGAAGATTGCAGGCGCGCTGGTGCGGCCCGGTGCAATAAGGTCACGAATGAACAGACGCTGTTTAGGCAGTGCATCAATGCCCGGCAGGCGCTGCGGCTCTACCACGCCATCCGCTACGCCAGTGGAAAGCAGAGCTGCGTTAACCGGTACGCTGACACGTTTGCCACCCTCAACACTGGCAGCAAAGGCTTTCAGTGCCTCAGAGCTGATAACGGTATGACCAACAGACTCAATAACCTTTTTAGCGTTACTGAGTGGCATCTGGGCAACGTGCTGCTCCAGATCACCCAGCGAAGCTTTAAGGGACTTGTTCGCTTCCGTCAGCGCGTTAAACTCGGTGGCAATCTTATCGACTGCCTCTTTGGTCTGCGCTGACAGCTGACCGGAGTTTTTCGCCTCTTTCAGCGCGTCCTCAGCTTTCTGACTGAAGGTGCCGGACACCTCTTCCAGCTTCGCGGATACTTTTTTCAGTAACTCATTTACATCTGACATGGTGATTCCTTATTTGCCGAACGCGGCCAGCGCGTTTTGAAGTTGTTCAATGTTTTCAGGGTTTATTTCGTTGGTAGCGCCCGGCATACCTTCAGGGTTGGCAGCAGCGCCAGGCTTGCTGCCGGTTAAAGCTTTGAGAAGTTTTCGACGCTCAGAGCGCGGCGCGTCTGTTTTCGCCAGCATCGCATCGAGCTTGCGCAGCGCTGCGGCCGGGCTGTCGTCGTCGTCAGAGATTTCATCAGCAGAGAGCAGACGATCGGCAAATCCCTTTTCAACAGCGTCACTGCCGCCGATATAGGTTTCTGCATTCATCATTTCTTCGATGGTTGCGGTATTCAGTCCGGTACGCGCACCGTAAATGTCATTCATGGCCTTATCGAAAGGTTCCATATCTGCGGCGACCTGTGCCAGGTCGTGACGGTTGCCCATCGCGTAGACCCAGCAGTTGTGGATCATCAGAAAAGCACCCCGGCCAATCTGTACCTCATCACCGGCCATCGCGATGACTGACGCAGCTGACGCAGCCAGGCCGAGTACCTTCACGGTGACTTTTCCTTCGTACTCGCGTAGCAGGTTATAAATCGCCAGGCCTTCGAACATATCGCCGCCCGGCGAATTGATGTTAACGGTCACGTCCTCTCCGCCGATTGATCGCAGTGCAGCGGCGATACGGCTGGCGGTCACGCCCTCGCCGTACCAATCAGCGCCGATCACGTCGAACACAGAGATGCTGTTCGCATCAGACTTCGCGGCTTTTATGCCGCCATTCCAGCGCTCCATGGCGGAAGACGGCAAATCACGTTTTTCACGCGCAAAAGGCCGCCCCTCCGGCGCTGCCGGAAGACTCTTTACTGTCATTGGGGTTGCTCCTAAGCCGCTTGCTTCAGCGGGGATTGTTCGAAAGGAATATCCGGGAAAACGTAGTTATGGATCTTAAGCAGGTTAGCGGCCTGAGCGGCCTGGCTGTTTTGCTTCAAATCTTCCAGAGGCGTCAGATTAAGCTGAACCGTGTAGATATCTCCACCTTCAATCGGCGGCATATTCTCCAGCCGGCGGACGTCGTTACGGGACATCCAGCCATTCTGCAGTGCTGTCGTGTAGTAAGCAGAGCGCCCGGCACTGTCAGCGCGCAGCAGGCCTTCAACAGAGAATTCCGCGAAAAGGTCTTCGTCACCGTCCAGCAGGCAGCGCGAAATCTCCTGCTCTATGTTTACCAGCAGCGGGCGCAGCGTATTGGTCAGGAACTGGAGGTTCATCCCCTCAACGCTCGATGCCCAACTGCTCTGCTTATCTGAGTGTCCCACCATAAATGGCGGAACGCGGAACCAGCGGCAAATCTCCTCAATACTGAAAGAGCGGGACTCCAGCATCTGGGCTGCTTCCGGGTTCATAGTGACGTTCTGGTATTTCAGGCCACCTTCGAGAACCATTATTTTTCCGGCGTTCCGGGAGCCAATAAACTTCGCCATGTAACCGCGAAGCCGTTCACGCTGCTCATCATTCAGCGCCCCGTCAGCACTTAGGAACCCAGAGCTTTGCAGGCCGTTCTCAAATATCTTCGCTGCCGACTCTTCCACGGCCATCGCGGAGCCGATTACGTCACGGCCAACCATCATCGGCATCATTCCGCATACGCCATCAAGCCCAAAGCCACGAATGTGCATGATATTCTTTACCGGAATGACGCGCTTTGTCTGTGCGTCGGTATAGGTGTATTCGAGATTGCCGTTATCGAGCCGTTTTACCATCATATTCTGAGGAAGCAGCGGCACCAGCGACACCAGACGACTGCCGATCATCTTCTTTTCGACAAAGGCATTACCGCGCAGGCAAATACTGGCTACCAGCATCAGCATAAAGCGTGAGGGCGTCATTTCGAGATTTGGACGGCGACACAGAACCTGATAAGCAGGGTGACTGGTGGCGGGCTTTCGTGACCCGTCCTCCTGGCGCGTATAAATTTTCAGAGGCAGCGTGGATACGGACTCACTCAGCAATCGGACACAAGCCCATACAGCAGAGAGGTGGATCGCTTTGTCAGCTGATACAACCTTTC